AGTGGCTAAGGCTGAATGATGTTCCTTTCAATAGGTTGATCATGAGACCTGATGGTGACATGGCTTCTGATCCTGATTGCAAAAAGAAGTTGCTTGATGAGCATATAAATTACAAAGATGTTTGGTTTGTGCTTGAGGACAGAAAGGTTGTTGTTGACATGTGGAGAGGCGAGGGTCTTACCTGCCTCCAAGTTGCTCCAGGAGACATATGATGCTTGAGTTGAGATTACTTGGAAACGACATTGAGTTGGACAGGGAAAAGGTTGCTAGGGTGTTTGATGTCCGTGCAACTTTACGATGGGAACTTGAACAAGCCATTGAGCGAGCGAATGTTAGTGATGACGACATTCAGTCTCGCATAGACGAAGCATATGAAAAAGGTTATGAGGAAGGAAAAGAATATGGTCTCGAAGAAGGACGCCAAGAAGGATATGAGCAACGAGAGTCTGAAGAACAGAAAGCCAATTGAGTGCATTGAAGAGGCTCTTGCCACTTTCAAACAACGCAACAAACAATATGGCGACAACTATCTTCAGCATGGTCAGGTGATGACTGCTCTGTTCCCCAAAGGCATTAAGTTGGAAACAGTTGAAGACTGGAACAGATTCGGCATCGTCAACATGGTCGTGGCTAAGTTGACTCGCTATGCTCAGGCTTGGCCTCAAGTCAACAAGAGCACAATTGATTCAGTTCATGACTTGGGTGTTTATGCATTCATGCTTGAGTCTTTGGATTCATTCAAGTGGGGAGCAGAAGATGATAGTGTTTGACCTAGAGACCACAGGTTTGCCCAAAGCGGAAGGTTCTGACCTAGACATTCAACCTCGCATCATTGAGTTCGGTGCAATCAAACTGGACGACAATCTTGAGGAGGTTGAGAGGCTTGAGTTCTTCTGCAATCCTGGGCACCCACTTGACCCACAGATCATCAAGATCACAAACATCACCGACGACATGCTCAAAGATGAAAAGCCATTCATCGCGAACTACAAGCCTTTGTGTGAATTCTTCCTTGGTGAAAAATCAATTGTCGCTCATAACTTGCCTTTTGATAGGAAGATATTAAAATTTGAATTGGAGAGGCTTGACAAACTCACCAAGTTCCCATGGCCGTATGATCACATCTGCACAGTTGAGGTCGGAGAGTCAGTCTGGGGCAAAAAGCGTAAACTGGGCGACATCTATGAAGATCTGTTCGGTGAAAAGATAGAGGGAGCACACCGCTCAATCAACGATGTGGAAGCAACTGTCCGCATCATCCAATGGTATAAAAAGGAGGGACATATATAATGGATCCAGCAACTATCGGTTCAATCGTAGGTGCATTGGTTTTCATTCTTATCAAAGCAGCACTGCAATGACAGCGAATGAAATTCAAAGCCACATAGAAAAGATGATCCGTAGGTGGGAAGAAACCTACACAATCGCTCCTGCGGATTACATTTCAAAACATCAAATGTCAAGCGACATATTATTTTTAGTCAAACAGGTGAAAAATGCTGAACATAAGAACCAGGACTGAATACAGTTTCCGTAAAGCCTATGGACCAATCAACAAGGTCATTGAGGCTATCAGCGGAGAGGCTGTTGGCATTTGTGATTCTGGGACTTGGGGTCATGTGAATTTTGAGCACGCCTGTAAAAAAGCAAACATCAAGCCTCTGCTTGGGGTTGAGATTCCGATCGTGGGAGACGCAACAGATCGCTCAAAACAACCAGCCAATGACATGGCATTCATAGCCAAGAACAATGATGGCTTGACAGAGATATATCAGTTGGTGACTAAGAGCACCGACAAAGATCATTTTTATTATCATCCTCGTCTCAGTTACGAGGACTTATTTGATATCAGCGACAATGTTATAATTTTAAGTGGAACAAACCCAGATTGGGGATTGTTGCCTTTGACCAAAAAAGACACTCTTTATATTGAGTTGAATCCAATGAGCACCCGCAAGGCTCTGGACTTCGCAGAGAAAAAAGGCTTTCAAGTCGTGGCCACCTCTGACAACTTTTATCCCAAGACCACAGACAAAAAGGCATACGAGGTGTTGGTCGGTCGCAACCGCACAGACCGCACAGCCCAGATGCACATCCTCAATGAGTGGGAGTGGAGAGACGCAGTGCCATGGGCACCAGAGTCAGCCATTGAGAACACCTACAAGATTGCTGAGATGTGCGACGCAAGTTTGCCAACCGCACAGATGGTTTCATTTCACGCTGAAAAGACTTTGCGCCAAATGTGTGAGGAAGGTGCACCACCACGCAACATTGACCTCACTGACCCAGTTTATGAGGCTCGTCTTGACCGAGAGTTGAAGTTGATTGCGGAAAAAGAGTTTGAGGACTATTTTTATGTCATCGCTGACATGATTAACTACGCCAAAGAACACATGCTCGTTGGACCAGCCAGAGGCTCATCATCAGGCTCACTAGTTTGCTACCTCACAGGCATCACAGACATTGACCCGATTCAGCATGACTTGCTGTTTGAGAGATTCATTGACATCACTCGTGAAGACTTGCCTGATATTGATATTGATTTTCAGGACGACCGCAGAGAGATGGTGTTTGAATATCTAAGGCAAAAGTATGGTGCGGAAAAGGTTGCCCACTTAGGAACAGTCTCTCGCTACAAAGCCAAAAGCACAATCGCAGAAGTTGCCAAAGAACTTGGCATTCCAGCATGGGAAGTGAACGACCTCAAAGGTGCAATCATTGAACGCAGTTCTGGTGACTCTCGTGCAGCGTTTTGCATTCTTGACACATTCAACGAACTTGATGTTGGCAGAAAGGTGCTTGAGAAATATCCTCAGATAAAAGTTGCCGCAGACATGGAGAATCATGCCCGACACAATGGCGTTCATGCCGCAGGTATCATTGTCACTGAATATCCCGTCAGCCAATATTGTTCGGTGTCAGGCCAAACAGGTGCAGCCCAGATTGACAAAAAGGACGCAGAGGATCTTAATCTGCTGAAGATTGATGCTTTGGGCTTGAGGACTTTATCGGTGCTTCAAGATGTTCTTGATCAGGTTGGGTGGACTCGTGATCAGTTGATAAAATATCCTCTTGAGGATGAAGAGGCATTCAAAGTCCTGAACGACGAAAAATATGCAGGGATCTTTCAGTTTGAAGGCTACGCATTGCAGTCTGTGACTCGTCAGATGAAAGTGCATAAGTTTGAAGACATCGCAGCAATCACTGCTTTGGCTCGTCCTGGACCACTCAACTCAGGAGGCACAACTCAGTTCATCAAACGCCACACAGGTGCGGCACCAGTTGAGTATCTTCACCCAATGACTGAGGCCATCACAAAGGTGACCAATGGGGTCGTGGTGTATCAGGAACAAGTGATGACAATAGCCAGAGATGTGGGTAAGTTGTCATGGGAAGATGTATCAACCCTCCGCAAAGCAATGTCCAAGTCATACGGCAAAGAATACTTTGACACATTCTGGGAAAGATTCAAAGTTGGTGCAGCTGAGAATGACATCCCTGAAGACCAAGCCCAACGCATTTGGGACAACATTAACACAATGGGCTCATGGGCATTCAACCGCTCACATGCAATCGCATATGGCCTAGTCAGCTATTGGTGTTGCGTTTTGAAGAGCAAGTTTCCTCTGGAGTTTGCTGCTGCTTGCCTCCGCAATGTGAAAGATGACGAACAAGCTGTCAGGCTTTTGCGTGAGGTTGTTAAAGAAGGACTCAACTACAAGTCATTTGACAAATTCAAATCAAAGGCCAACTGGTCGGTGCAAGATGGTGAGTTGATCGGTGGTTTGATCGGTATCAAAGGTATCGGTCCAAAAATGGCTGAGGACATCGTTAACAGACGTGAGATGGCCCAACCTCTGACTCCTCGCCAAGAATCGCTCCTGGACAACGGGAGCACACCCTACGACGATATTTTTGAGTGTGAGAGAAGGTTCGGACACATCAAGGCTGACCCAGCCGCACACAAGATTGTTTCACCCATCACTGACATCATTGATTTGGACGCTGACAATCCAGGAATGTTTGTGTTCTTCGGGAAGTTGAAAGAGAAGAACTTGCGGGACATGAATGAGACAGTCAATCTAGCCAAGCGTGGCGGTCGCAGAGTTGAGAACAATAACCTATGGCTGAATGTGACTTTTGAGGATGACACTGGCCCAATCATTTCAACCATTGATCGTTTCAAATATTCACGCATGGGCAAGCCCATAGTTGAGGATGGCAGACTTGGTGATTGGTATCTCGTGAAAGGCCAAATCAAAGCAGGATTCAGAAAGATTTATGTAGAAAAAATTCGTAAACTTTCATAAGTCTTTGAATTTGTTGAATATAAAAAACACTTTCTTGTTATTTTTTTGTTGCCTTTTTACCCAGAAAGAGCGATACTAACAGAGTAAGGGAAATTGTTCCCATTTTGAGAAAGGAAAATATCATGGAAAAACATACTCCAAATCGCCGTGCAATCACTGACTGGATCGGCAACAGTCGCAAAACTTGGTGTGGTCCATATGCCATCGCAGTTGTTTGCGGAACTTCATACGAGCCAGCCTATCAGGTTGCCAAAAAAGTTCGTGGCAAGCGTCATGCCAAAGGCATCACCAACACCGACCTCATGAAGTCATGCAAGGCTCTTGGCGTCAAAGGTGAATGGTTCCCGATCTCAAGTGTTGGTGCTGGCAACAAGTCAAAGATGAAGTTGGAAAATTTCCTCAAACTTCTTCTTCCTGGCAAGGTGTATGTGATCCAGATCACAAAGCATTTCATCGTTGTTGACACTCGTGACTTCACGACCATTGACAACCAGAACCCTGACGCATGGATCGCCATGGAAGCGACTCCACACAAGAACAAACTCGTCCACAACTACTTTGTGGTTGAGAACCCGAAGTTCGATCCCAAGAGCGAAGACGCTTGGTTGATTGAGCCACTTGCAGCCTCTGCTTAATTGAGAAAGGAAAGAATCATGAACTTCAAATGGATGACAGATTACGATCAGGAAATGTTCCGCAGCCTCAAAGGTCTTGTTAACAATGGTGGCTTTTTCAAGTCATCAGGTCAGGCTGCATTTTTTGAAAAGCGTGTTCGCACTGGCAGCCATCATGTTGGACCATGCACTGCTTGGGACAATTCTGTTGATGTTGCTGAAGGCCAGTATGCAATCATTTGCGAAGGTCTGGTTGGGTCTGGTGA